GTAGCAGTAAGCAAAGTACGGGGACAGGAGTTCGTAATGTGGCCGATATCCTTGATACACATATGCAGATAGTCGAGACTCGCTCACAGACAGATGGATTCGTGACTGGTCTATCTACTGGCTTTGTCGGATTGGATAAGATTACAACAGGCCTTCATGAAGGAAATCTTATCATCCTTGCTGCTCGTCCTGCTATGGGTAAGACGGCGCTAGCATTGAACATTGCAAAGCATGTGGCTACAATGGAAAGAAAACCTGCCGTCATCTTCTCGCTTGAAATGGGATCAGAGGAATTGATTGAGCGCATGGTGGCATCTGAGGGTATGATTCCAGGTTATCATTTGAAGACTGGGAATCTTAGTACCGATGAGTGGAAAAGACTTGTACATGCGCAAAGCAATCTCTATGATGTACCTATTTTCGTGGATGACACGGCTGGGATTCGGATTTCAGAGATACGATCAAAAGCTAGAAAATTGTCTCAAGAAATGGGCGGTCTAGGCATTATCATCATTGACTACTTGCAGTTGATTACTGGTTCAAAGAGGGAGAATCGTCAGCAGATTGTTTCTGAAATTTCAAGGGAATTGAAGATACTAGCAAAGGATTTGAGGGTTCCTGTCATAGCCTTATCGCAGTTGAGTCGGTCGGTTGAGCAGAGACAGGACAAGCGCCCAATGCTATCAGATTTGCGAGAATCTGGTTCGATTGAGCAAGATGCAGACATTGTAGCTTTCTTGTATCGTGATGCCTACTACCAGAAGGAACAGGCAGATAGTCAGGAAGCAAACAACGTAACAGAACTAATCCTGGAAAAAAATCGACATGGTAGTCTAGGGACAGTGAAGTTGTATTTTCACAAAGAATACACAAAATTTTCAAGTGTGGAGGGGTAGATGGCAAATTGGTTTGTGAGAATCAATCACAGAAAAGAAAACAAAGATAGTTACTACTCTCAGCAAGTAGAAAGAAGGCTCTACTTTGATTTAGAAACTAAGAAGGATGTTTTGACAAAAATCAAAGAAGATTATCCAGAATATTTTTCAGAAAAGATACCTCAAAGAACTTAGAAAGGGGAATTCTTTTTTGTCAATGTTTATGAATTGAGTGAAAACTGGGAAAGTTTTTGGACCGAAAAAATTCCGTGTAAATTTTGTGGAGAAAATCCTGTCAATAGAATTGACATAAAGAACAATAATTATAGCGGTTATTATTTTTGTTGTTTAGAACATGAAGAACAATTCTATGCAAACAGGATTACTGAAGATGTCAGAACATATAGAAGTAGCAGTGTAGTTGGTTTCATCTATAAAATCACTCATAAACAGACGGGCAAGGTTTATATTGGAAAAACTGTTAATCATCCTATTTTTCGTTGGTTCCAACATTTTAAAGCGCAGTCAGGTAGTTATTTCCATGAAGCAATGAAAGATAGCGAGATAACAGACTGGACGTATGAGGTTATAGATGTATTGGAAGAAGGTTTAGAAAAGGATTTACTAGACCTAGAAAGTAAATACATAGCTGATTTTAAAGCAACAAATCCTGAATATGGATATAACACTAAAAATTAGAAGAAAGGAGTAGTGCAATGATTAAAAAAAGTGAAGTCACTGGCTTCTTATCGTTTTTCAAATTTCCAAAGCCATTCATCTATGATGAAAAATATAAGTCATTGAGCAACCATGCGAAACTCTTGTATATGCTCTTATTTGGAAGGTTAGAACTTTCAATAAAAAATGGTTGGCATGACAGAGATGGAAATGTATTTCAATACTACACGAATGAACAACTTATGGTTGATTTGAACAGTAGCGAAAAGACGATTATCAAATTCAAAAAAGAATTGAAGGATGTCGGACTGTTAAAAGAAGTTAGACAAGGGAATAACCTACCTAACAGAATCTATATAAGTGCCGTTGATGGCACTGTAAATAATACAGTTTCGGAACTGGAAATTTTACAGTCTGGAACTGTAAATAATACAGTATCGGAACTGGAAATTTTACAGACAAACAAGACTAATAATAACGAGATAGATAATAACAATAATAAATTGTTGATTTGTAAAGAAGTCATTTCTTATCTCAATTTGAAAGCTAAGAAAAATTTTAAAGTTGATACTGCTAGTCATCAAAAATTTATCAAGGCAAGGCTAAAAGAGGGCTATGTCCTCGAAGATTTTAAAAAGGTTGTGGACATCATGGTCGCTAAGTGGAAAGGTACAGAGTATGAGCAGTATCTTCAACCACAAACGCTTTTCGGCAACAAGATGGATAATTATCTAAATCAACCGATGCCAAAACGTTCTACAATTTTAACCAGTACGGTTGATGAAAGGCTAGGTTTTTAGATGAAACAGTTTAAACAATTTAGAACTAGAACAGTTCTTGATGATGTCTGTGAAATCCATGGATGCCATCTTTGGTCTGTTAAGATTCCTATCAAGAGCAAGGTTGAGGAAATCAGTCAATGTCCTGAGTGTGAGAAAGAGAACATTCGACTCTTTGAAAAGCAGCTGAATATGGAATCCGAGGTTAAAAGTAAACTATCGGATACATACGAAGTCTTTGCTCGCGATAGTATCGTTTCAACTAAGCTGGCCAGCAAGTCACTACATGACTATGAGATTCAGGTTGATATTGATGAAAAGGCTATGAATTTTGTGAAGCGGTTGGAACGTTGCTATGCCAAAGGTGAGACTGGCAATGCCATCATCACAGGACCTTCTGGAGTCGGTAAGAGTCATCTGACCTATGGCTTTGCTCGGTTTCTCAATGAGCAATTTAAGTCTTATGATGAACCTAAAAGCGTACTTTTTGTATCAGTAGTGACTTTATTTGATAAGATTCGAGAAAGCTTTGAGTTTGACAATGGATTTTCAGAAGCTAAGATGATCAAGCTATTGTCTGAGGTTGATTTCCTTTTCTTGGATGACCTTGGGAAAGAGAGTCGAAAAGCTGATACAAAGCGAAACGAATGGGCACATCAGATATTGTTCAAGATCTTGGATAATCGGACAAATACGATTATCAATACAAATCTGTCTAGTGAAAAAATTAAGGAGCTTTACTCGGACGATTTTGGGAATGGTGCTTTATCAAGTCGTATCTTTGAGGGAGCAACAGGAAAGTGCTTTGTGTATCCAGCCGGGATGAAGGATAGGAGGTATTGATTATCAAAAAAATGGTAGTCTGGGCACTTTTTGATAGTGGGAATGGTTCTTACTTCAAGGGTGCTAACTCTCTGAATAGTTCGGGGGGGGCGAATATTGAAATCTATTCAATCGGAATGGATATAGAAAACAAGAACAATCATTTTACAAATCTGGACCTTGCTGATTACAAACGTTTATTTGGAGATAACACGCTCTTTGACGTGTTAGACAAATTACCAAAACCTGATCTTATAATAGCTAGTCCACCATGTGAGAGTTGGTCAAATGCTTCTGCAATGGAAAATGGGAATGCGTGTTGGAAACGCAATGATGTGTCTGATAGCTTGTTTGCTCCACAAGTAAGACCTTCACCGTTCACGATCAGGGCAAATCAGGATTACGATTCAGCCTATATAAATTATCAGTACGACAGGCAATTTTTAAAAAGGGTCAATGGCGAGCTAACAGCTTTCAACACAATAGAAATCATAAAAAGATATAGACCACAATTTTGGGTTATTGAGAATCCAGCTGCTGACAGACTGTGGCCTTACATTGAGGACATTATTGGATTCAGAATTCCATACAAAAACCTAGCTAGATACAATAATTATGATTATCCTTTACAAAAACGGACAATTTTTGGAAGTAATATTGAACTTAATCTTAAAAATAAAATTATTAAGCAGGACATAGAGTGGAAGAATTTCTCAAAATCATACAACGAGAGATCTAATATACCTGAAAAATTGGTGTCAGAAATATTCAAAAAAATTTACGAGGAGTTTAGTAAATATGATTGAACTCTATTTCGTCTACAATGGACACTGCAAGTTTTACCTTGGAAGTTTCAACAATGTAGAAGAACTTATCGAACGGATGAAAGACCATCAGTGGGCTTTCTCAGGTATTACCAGACCAAAATTCAAGAAACACATCGGTAAAGACGATGTGAGGTTTGATTATGGTGCGATAGATTGTTATTACTTAGCCACAAAATCAACGTGCCGCGAACCACGTTAAAAGCGAGCTAGAATATGCGTCAGACTTGGACGAATGACGTATAAAGAATTTGCTAGCTCTTGTATCTTTGAGCCATGAGGTGCAAGAGCTGGATTTTTAGTAATCAGGTTAAAACATGAAATACAACAAACAAGCCATGATTGAAGCTTTTAAAACATTCAATCGAAGTGGCTGAAGAAAAGATTGAAGAATTGAAGAAACCAAGTCAAAAATCAGCGGTGCACATAAGAGCTGCTGAAAGAGATTTTTGGAGAAAAAGGATAAAAGTGTATAAGAAGAAATTGAAGGAGTTGGAATATGAAGAATGAAAAAGTTTATATCGAGGGGCGTGTGATTGGTTCTTTTGCTGACACATTAGGAAGTAAAGGAAAGAAAATCCACCTGATAAGTGGAGATATTGTAGATGTAGATGATTCTTTCATTATCGAATCAATCAAACCGCAGAAAATCAAAATCCCGCAGTTTGTGGCAGATTACATAGAACTTAAGAAATCACAAGATTTCCATGTTTATGGAGCGATGAGAGTGATTGAAGATCATTACGATAAGAGAGTTCCTGATTGGTTTTACGAAAATAATATCGAAACATTCGCTCGTGCATGGCTGGATGGCTACGAGATTCAGGAAACAAGGTATGTAGTGACCGATGGCAATCATTTGTATTTTAAAGGTTATCAAGAAGATGTTGATATTGTCATACTAGCAGATGAACAACCTGGCACGATGGATTATGTCAAGAAATTTGACTCAAAGGAAGAAGCCCAAAAAGCTGCAGATATTCTTGGTTGGAAAGTACAGGAGGTGGAGTGATGTCATGTAGTGAAAATTTTAAAAAAGAAAAAGAATTGTCTGCTGCTATTTCAAATCTCAAGATAGAAGTCTTACAAAATGAGGATAAATTGAGCAGTCAATCATTAAGCGACATCAAAAGGCAAGCAAGGGGTCTATACGAGTGCCTAGTATGGTTGCAGTATGCTGCGGAGGAGGCAAGTAGATGAGTTATGATTTGGAAATCTTAGGAAAAATAGAAAGTGGAGATTATATTTGCATAGATGAACCTGAAAATAGTTCTCCAACTTACAATCTTGGAAAAATGTTCAGGGTTGCTATGGATTGGGATTTCAAACAAGGTACTATATACAATGTTGCTCAGATTTTTGAAAAAATTCAACGTGGCATATCAGAATTAGAACATCACCCTGAAAAGTATGTGCAGTATGAACCCAAGAACAAATGGGGGACCGTTAGCAGTGCTTTAGAAGATTTAAGATCGTTGAGAGATTGTATTTTAGAACAAGATATCGATACAAAATACTTATATATGAGGTGGTAACATGAAACGACCAAACAGATACCCTTACACAAGAAGCCAGTGGATTGAAGAAACCGCTGATTATTATACATACGAAGACGGTATTTATTTTACAAGTCATATTTTAAAAAATAGACTTACTAGAGAAATTAAGAATAAGGAGGTGGAGTGATGGAAAATTTAATGTTTTGGGGAATGTTTATTGCTTGTTTGTTGATTTCAGCTATGACATTCTACATTATGTATTCTCAGTCTATGGTCAATAGAGATTTGGAAAGAAAATACAAAGACTTAAACCAAGAAATTTCAAGAGTTTTTGGTTGGGATAATTATGACTGGGCAAATAATTTTAGGGATTATGCTCGCAAAGTTGAAGAACTTATCAAGTTTAAAAAAGAAATTGAACAACTTGAAATTATAAAAAAAGCATTAGAAGTCAAAAGTTTAGAAGAATTGCAGAAGAAGAAAGAACAGATTGAAAGTGTAATCAAAACACTAGAAAAATGATGAGGTGGAGTGATGGTGCAAACACTTGAACAAGCTATAAAAACTGAAAGCAAACGCATAAAAATCCCTGCGAAAATCAGACCGTTTGATGTGGGTTATCGAATAGTGAACGAATATGGTCAACCGCTTGCCTTAAAAAACGGTGCAAGTATATTTGCTTTACCCTCACTGGCTGAAAAAGCTATAAAAAAAGAGTTTGGAAAAAATGATCCAGACTTTGATATCGAAAAACATTTTGTCGAAGAGGTCGCTATTGTCAATTTAAGTAAATTTCACAGT